TGGTTACATTAGCTACCTTAATCTGAGCGTTGCTATAACCAAAATCCGTTAATTCTTTACGAATCCAGTTACCACCCATATTAACAGCGGTCTTGCTAAATATAAACTCTGCTTGACCAGCTACCGATCCTAACCGCTCAGCAAAAGAACTGGTTTGCTTAAGCTCTGGTAATTCAACTCCCTTAGTCTCAGCATCAACTTTTTGATATAATATCCCGTCCTGCGTAATCCCATTCTCACCAGTCTTTGCTTTTAATAGCATAACGGCACGATCTACGGAATTTAATTCAGAAGCTACTTTCTTGCCAGCCATCATATCTAGAACTTTAGTTTCCTCTACAGTTCCAAACTTGGCTTTTTTGATTATATTAAATATTTGATTTGCATCAACCCTAAATGATTTTCCAGCAGTTCTCTCAATATGAGAAGCTACATTATGTTCGGTCAAATTTTCAAATCCAGCCGGAGTCAAAAACACATTAGGAACAACTGCATTACCAGCAGAAACCTCTACGGGAATAAGTACGCTACTACGACCACGAGGAGTTTCATAAGTGGCCTGACATAAAATGGCATATTCTCTACCATCTACGGCTTGAACAGTGGGATCGCCAGGAAGCGATGCCTGCACTAGTTTCTCAGCCATTTTACCCACTCTGGGATCAAATCCTTTATAACCAGCACCATTATTAAAAAGAGACTCAAATTCAGAGGCAAGTTTCTGATCTACGTGCCTGGAATATAAATCATTAATAGACTCACCTTCTCTTGGAGAGCGGGTGGTTTTAGGAGCCTCTGGTAAGTTGGTATCTTTTACACCAATTTCTTCGGTTAAATAAGAAGCACACTTGGTATTAGAAGTCCATAAGTGATCATACACTCTTTTTAGTTCGCCACGAGAAATTAATTGACCACCTTGGGAACCTGCCCTCTTATTCAAAAATGACGCCATTTGAATAATTGTATGGTCATGTGGGTGTTGTTCTGCGGCTTTATTCAAACGTGTTGCCAATCTTGCTGTAAAAAACTTATCCGTAGCAGCTAACTTATTACTAAGCTCGGCCACAAAACGTTTGAGATCCTGTATGCTTCTATTGTCCATATAAGTTCCTATTATTCAGTTAATTCTGGATACTTCCTCAAAATTCGGGCCTTTTCTACACCTGAAAGTTCATCAAGCAACATGTCTTTAAATTGCGAATCGGATGCTAATTTAATTGATGCCTGCTTACAAATTGCTGAAATATCCACACTGGCACCAAACTTATCTGATGCAATTGCTGTAATTGGTTCACCTTTGTAAAAAATATTAATCATATCACCACGTCTACTGGGAACCACGTCCCACGAAGAAGTGGATGTCATATTTTGAGAATCTTCATAATCATATTTGGCAACGATTACATCGCCATCATCTGTGTTTTGGATTTCCCAAAGTCCATCAATATCATCATTTGCATCCATAAACCTAACGGTCCCAAAAGCCACTTTTTCCAAACGATGTTTCACATCTTCGTATCGAAATGCCTTTGGTTTTTCCAAGTTTATTTCTAATTGATTATAATCTATAGAGTATTTATCCATAACTCTCCACATATCGGGATTTATAAGGAATCCAGTAGCCTTTAAAAATAATACCCAAAAAATAGTAGAACTTAAAAAAAAGGGACCAGGGCTCAATACCCAGTATCTGACTGTATTTCTCTTAATCTCTCTAAAATGTCCTGTATTTCAGGATCCACCTCGGAAAGCTTCTGAATTTTACGCCTTGCCCCGCCATAAATACGCCTTCCATTTCTATAATCACAATTTCCATTTATTGACTTAGTAATGCTAGATTGGTTTACATTTAACTTTTTAGCAATCTCAGTTTGAGTAAGTCCATCACAATACAGAGTAATTACTTCTTTTTGCCTTGGGGTTAATTTAGTATTAACAATTCTCCAGAAGGCTAACCGCAATTGTTCTTTAAGCTCTTTTTCCTCATCATTATAACCAAAAGGATTAAGTTGCGCACCAATTCCATCAGAATCCGCAACCTCAGTTAACATTTCAGGAGAACAAGGTGATTCTACTAATACCCACTGGTAGCGATCGCTCCTGTTTTTACTTCTATCCATGATTCCTCCTAATAACAATTCCGTCTGTAATTTCTTTCTTCCTTTCCAAAAACACAGACGAATTATTGTAAATAAATTTTGCTAAATTAAAACATTGAACATTGCCGGCATAAATTAATCTATACTGACCATTATGTAGGCTTGGTTTATTAACGGTTTCTCTGCCAATTATATTGTCAAAAATCTCCTTTGTGCTATTTAAAAATGGTTCGGTACCACATACGGTTAGCTCATGTTGGCCAGATTTACTCTTGTACCAACACCCGTCCCCATCTAAATACCCCCTTATGAAATGATTACATAATTCGTGATCTTTAATAAATTCTGGGAATATATAATTAAATGATTTTCTGCAAACAATATTAAACCTATCTAACGATCGTACAAGATCTGCGTTTTGTTTTTGCAAACTGCATTTATAATCTATTTTCTCTCCTCTTTTGCAGGAAAAGCGTCTAACATTTGAATTAATGTATTTACCTAATTTTTCTAAATGATCTACGTCTTTAGCTGATAGATTAATTTGAAATGTTTTATAAGTTCCATATTTACACTTATGATCAAAAACACAGCCATCAGCGGCTATGAACCCAGCCCAATAAAACGATTCTTCTGTATTCTCATCAAAAAACATAAATTGTCCATAAAATACCTTATTCCAATAACGAGTGGTCGTGATTATTTCTTAGGTATTCATCAATATCTTTATAACAATCCGACAAATGAATTGAAGAGATATTTGCCAAATCTCCATATCTCTTCAAAATTTTGTTTCTTTCACGGATTCCAGCAAAATCATTATCAAGCAAAAGTTTTATATTATTCGTATAACGGTTTATTAAATTAAAATGAAACTTAGTAAAAGCGGAACCTCCCAAAGCAACAGTATTCCTAAAACCATAACGATGACAAGTTATACAATCAAATTGTCCTTCAACAACTATTACTGAATCTTTTTCTAAAATATAATTTTTTGCCTCATATATTCCAAAAAGATTCATTCCTTTTAACATTGATGTGTTTTTATACTTAGATATTGTTTTATCATCGCTTATTCTTCTACCTACTAACCCCACAATGTCTCCATAAACATTCTTATAAGGCATTACTAAATTTTGATCAGACAACACCCCATGATAAATGGTTTCAGAACAACCACTATCATAAATAAATTTTTTATATACCAAACCTAATTTTTCTAATGTCTCATGTGGTATAAATTGAAATAATAAATTAATGTTGTCATTATTGGGGAAATACCCAAAAGAGAACCCATTAATATCATTTGGGATACGGGTTTTTAAATAATTCCTAACGGGTTCTGCGCAATCCGAATGTTTTAATAAAGTTAAGCATACGCTCATAACTTCGGCAAATAATTCCGATCTACGAATTACATCATACGAAAAATCTCTTAATTCCAATTATTTGCCCTTACCCAGCATTAATCGCAACATTTGCGCTACTGGAGGAGGTAAGTTTTCTATTTGAGATCCACACCTAGAGCATGTAATTGCTCCCTGTGGGGTTACTGTTGGTTGCGCAACTAAACCACACGCAGAGCACTTTACAGCATAAGCTTGATTAGATTTTTGCGTCTTTGTAGTCTGTCCCAAAGACTTTAACTGTATTTTCATAAATTGAGTAACGCTCTGTATTGGCTTTCCACAACTACTACAAATAACCTCATTTGTATTAATATTTAACAGTGGTTCCATCGAATCATAACAACCTTTATTATCACAAGTAATTAGTATTCCCATATTAACTCTCCAATTCTAACAACTCTATCAATTTAGTAGTATCTTTAGGATACTCCACATCTACATTTACTATATGACTACCTATATATCCAGGCCCATATCCTGACATCCTTAATTTGACTCCGTTCTTAGTATTTTGATTTATTTTTAATGTAACCTCGCCTTTAATTGTTTTAACTTTAATATTAGTTCCCTTTAAAGCATTAAGTAAAGATATTGTAACATCAGATTCTATATTTTGTCCATCATCACTAAGACGCATATCATTATCTTTTTCTACATGAATGCGCAGAATAACATTACCATATACATCATTAACACCAAATGGAGAACGCATTGATCCTTTAAAGTGGCCCGAGTTAGACATTTCAATAATTTGACTATCACGCAAACCAAAAGGAAGTTTAATTTCCGTATCAACTACTTTCTTTATAGTGCCGGTTCCATTACATTTATCACACGGGGTACTTTCCTTGCCGGAACCGCTACACTTTGTACAGACCTCAACAACCTGCATAGGCCCGTTTCGTCTAATCTTACCGCCCTTTCCTTTACAAGAAGGACACGGTTGGTGCCCAATATGAGCACATTCTCCATTACACATATCACATTTCATAAATCTATCATAAGTAATTTTCTTATGAGATTCTATAACAGATTCTAAAAATGTTAAGTTTATATCAATAATTGGGGCGGGATGATTTTTTATATTACTTCTTCGATTCATCCCAATAACGCTAGCAAAATCTATAACGTCAAAACCATGTTGGCCAAATCCATCAAAGTCGCTTTCTTGTGGAGGATTATCAATAACTCTTTTAGCCTCATTTATTTTTTTAAACCTATCTTCTGCATCAGGACTATTATTTACGTCCGGATGATACTCCTTAGCCTTTGTACGAAAAGCCTTAGCGACCTCATCTGGTGAGGCCCCGGGCTGTAGGCCAAGTGTTTCGTAAGCTTCATTTAGATGCATTTGTACGGACATTCTTGGACAACTCCAGAGCGCCTTGAGCTAGGGCTACCGCCATAGCGTCAGCCATATCATAGGACTCATCAGCAATTTTACCATTCTTTTTAAATTCCCAAGGAAATTCTATTTTAAGAATGGCAGCAACTACTTGAGGAACATCTTCCTTCTTAAGCCTTCCAGCATATCCCTTGGGACGCAAAATACTTCTGGCGGTGTTCACATTAACCATCACCGGAGGCTTTTGCAAGACCTCATACGCAGCTAATCCCACCGTTCTATTGTAAGTAGCTAGTTTTACTATGGTTTTCGATGTGCTTCCGCTTCCTTGAAAATGTTCAGCTATTTCTTCTATTACAACCTCATCAGGGTTCCATTTGTTTAATGTTTTTATAATAAAGTTTCTTGTTTGAAGAAGGCTTTCAAATAAATGAGTTTTTTTATTTGGTTTATAGAATTTATATTCTTTTAATAAGAAAGATTTATTATCTTCTTGAATTAGACACAAACCAATAGTTGTACTAGAGACATCAAAACCTGTATATAATTTACCCATGCACGATAATATATCAAAAGAAAAGGCGGTTCGTTACCGAACCGCCTTTTCCACTATACAGGCTAGTAATTACGCAGCATCACTACCATCTACCGCAGGAAAATCAACGTCATCCTCGTCATCTTCCTCTACTGCCGCCTGTCCGGCAGGTTTCTTGTTATTTGCACTCTTTGCATCAATTGCTTTAATTAGCTCTTCTACCTGCTCCGGTGTAGGAGGAGTACAACGCCGCTTGAGATCATCTAGATCTACCTGCGACTTGATATCCAGATCAGCGGCAGATAATGGCTTCTTAGACTTGGGAATTACGGTGTAATACCCGGTAGGTCCGCCATTCTTATCTACTTTGATATCGATATCATACTGGGTTGGATCTCCCCAGTCCTCATCCCGCACCAGGTCCTGGATGGACTTAAACACACTCACCGACATATCCAGGATCTTATAGCTTTGGGTTCTACGATCAATAATACCAACCAACCAACGACGCTTTGGTTTTAGTCCCTTATCTACTAGAGGATCTCTACCATAATAGAGAGAAGACATTATTCTCTCACCAAAGCCGGGATCGTCAGGGTTGGTCTTATAACGATGAACCATATACTCATGCGGTTTCGTAATCATACGAACCACATTGTTTTTATCCTGCAACCTCATATACAGGTCTTTACGCTGACCTGACTGTTGCTTTACCTCTACTTCGTCCCAATTTGTTAAACCGTATTTAGCAGTCATTTCACACTCCTTTTGTGCTTATATGTTATATTTTCTATGCTGATTACTCTCGTCCACGGAATCTTAATGTTAACTAATCTAACAGATCCCGCCTCTTTGACATAATTTGCAGCCTCTTCAACTGAAGAAAATGCACCTACTTCTTTCTGTGTGGCCTCAAATCCAACAAACTCACAAAGAACTGGTCTATCATCAATCAATTTTGTGACCAGATAATTTACGATTTTTTTAGGATCCTCAACCCGTAATAGAAACAACGGAGCCGTTGTTTTATTTTCTTTATTCCGCGCATTGGCTAATGCTAATGCGCTAGATTCTTGCATCGAAATGTCTAGAACCTTTTGTGGTTCTGGAAGTTCTGGTTTTACGTTTTTATTTTTTATTAACACCATATTTTATCCTGCTTTACTATAAAAAGTACTTGCCTTTTGGTGGCTCGAAAACTTCCCGCCTATATTTATTCTCAACACATGCTGAGATATATCACCTCCCTCAGGTTATAGGTTAAATAACGGCGGGATTACTCCTCTTCAATTTCTTCTTCAGAAACAGAGGAGCCTAAAACAGCTTCTTGTTGTGCTTTTCTGGAAGCTCTTTCATTTTCTCTTGCTTCATTAATTTTAATTACCAATTCATCAGCCAAGCTTTGATTGGCAGCAATGGCTTCAATAGTCTTTGGTTTCCCGGTCCACTTAAGATCTCCATATTCATGAGATACCGCAGTTGCTTTGACTATTACTCCATATTTAACAGCTAATGTATAAATTTCCTCTTCTACATTAACTATACCTTTACGGAAATCTACAGTAAATTCACATTTGCGAGGCCAAGGACCAAACTTAGTTTTTTCTACGGCTGCTAGAATAACTCCACCAACTTTATTTTCATCAGCATCTCGTAATACTTTATCTTTAGAATTAGATGCCTGGAAATACACATTTCCGCTCAATGTATGCATTAATGTGTTTCCACCAGAGAAAGTATGATCTTGTCCATAAGGATCCATATTGTCTTTATTGTGGTTAATGATAATAAAAACAACATTGGCCTTTTTTACTTCAAGTACAAGTCTTTTAAGCTCTTTGGTTAAGAACCTGGCCATAAGAGCCATATTCATTTTACCAACTTTAGCCACATCCTCTCCAGGAGGAATCATTTGACCTAATGAATCAAGGACAATTAGATTAATATTCATTTCGCCATTGGCGATTTTATCTAATAACCCCTCTACCTTTTTCCCCTCATATTCATGAGTTCTTGCGTTCTCTTTTGGCTCTCCCAAGAGCATTGTAAAACAGCGTCTACCATTTATAGCCTGCTCTCCGTCTACAATAAGAACACGGCGAGAATCTATCCCTAATTGAGTAGCCCAAACTTCACTATAAGTTTGTTCAGCGTCTATAAAGACCTGCATAGCTTTAGGATTATCTTTTTGAGCTTCTTTGATGGCCAACATAGCCATTAAGGATTTGCCGGCTCCGCTTTGGCCATAATATTGAATAACTCTACCTTTAGGTAGACCGCCCGAGGAAAGGGCGTCATCTAAACTTAAAGACCCAGTACTAATGACGGGCAATTTGTCATAGATTATACTGTTTGAAAATCTAAAGTTTATTTCATCATCTGCTTCTGCAAATGATTTAAAAAATGCAGAAATTTTATCTTCTTGTTTTTTACTTGCCATAATTCACCTTTATTGATCATTTGATGGTGTTGAAAAACCTTGAATAGTTTTCCTTAAACCGTTTGCGATATCTTTGTAATGGTGGTGTGATTTTATTATAATTTCATATTTTCTTTCTAAGACAGTTTTAGCACCTTTTGCTTTTGCAATTTTTATTTCATAATCTAACACTTCCTGGCTAGCTTCCCCTGCCATTTTTCTCAACTCAATGGAGGGTTTCACACCAGAAGGTGGTTCATATTCTAATGCGATTTTATTCCTAACTGTTGACGTTTTTGCTTCCAAATAATGAATTGTTTTGTGCAATTTTGCTAAATGTTCAGATAAAACATCTGCCGCCCGCAAAGCTTCCTGCTGGAGCCTCTCGGCCTGCGCCAAAGTAGGAACATCTTCAGTTTGTAGTTTTTTAACTACTTTTTGTATTTCGGACAAATCAAAGTCCAAAAAACACTCTTCTAAAGAATCTCCTATAAAATCACCAACTCTAGGTTTTACAACGTCCCAATCTGTCATTTTCTTTCCGATTACACAATTTAGACCATTAAGACGGTTTGCTCGACGCTTTAAGCTCCTTTTTAAGCAACTCCATTTCGCTTTTCATTTCTTTTATCGCCTCATCATGTTCTTTGTATATGATGCGTAAATGTTGATGTAACATCAAATTTTGAAGAAATATAATAACTTCAAGGCTAAACTTTTTTTGGGGAGGATACAAATAAACTATAATACCCTCTTCATTAACCTCGAATAAATTTTTAAACAACTCTTTGCCATAAGGTTCATGTGATTTAAGCAAAGAATCGTACATTTGTACTTCATCTAAGGTCATTTCAACTTTTTTATTATCAATTATTTTAAACATTAACCTGACCTAGATATTTTGCCAATTTTGCCGAAATCTGACAATTCTTGTTGTTTTCGCAACCTTTCCATCCGAAGCATTTGAGCAGCAGGACTCATATTATCATCTCCAAAACTAATATCTGCCCCACCAGAATTTCTCATAGCTGCCTGCATTGCTCTCATTTCTTCCCTATTCATTGGCCTCTCTGTACCGTTCATGGCAGCTAAAGCGGCTTGAGTATATTCTGGGTCTAATGACTCTTCAACATATTCTTGGTTATATCCTTGCGGATAGCCTTGCGGAGGATATCCATATGGTTGCTGCGGATAACCTTGCTGAGGATAACCCTGCTGAGGATATCCTGGATAATATGGCTGCGGAGGATACCCAGGAGGTGGATAGCCGGTTGGCAAATCCCCCGCCAAAGCCATTTGTTGAGCCAGAATAGGGTTCATTTGCTGTGGCATCATCTGCTGCGGCGGCATGTTCCCATAATCCGGCCCAACATTTCCTTCTTGTATTTGCTGAGCTAAAGCACTGTAATGAGCTTTGGTTTTGGGTTTTACTCCAGCATTTTGATAAAATGTTTCTAACTTATTAACAGCATATTTAGGATTAGCCCTTAACGCAGCTTCTTTTTCAGCCATATCATTTTGTTGTGGATACGGCCTATATTGTTGCTGCTGATACATTGGTTGTTGACCATAAACAGGCATCTGTGAACCATAAAATTGCTGAACAGGCTCGGCCGTACCAACCTTCTTCATTTCATAATTGGACAATAACCACCCAGCTAACCCTTCAGGATCGTTTGGCATTTTCTCAAATGCAGCTTTTAATTCATCCAACAATTCAATAGTAGCCTCATTTATAAGCTCTCCACCACAAGCTGGGCAAATATTGTTAGTTATTGCCGCTTTAAATTCTGGAAGTATTGGAGCACCACAACTCATGCATTTCATGTTATTCCTTAATAATTTTTATGTTTGCGTTGTATAAATTTACCAGCATCCAATTCTTCTCCAGCATTAGATGCGGAAATCATTTCTACAATCTTTTCATCAATTTCATCAATTATTTGATTTCTTTGAATATTTAAATCACAAGCCTTTTTTAATATTTCCCAAAGCTTTTCGGCACCGCTTTCTTGGTTCCAATATTTCTGTTTAAACTCATCAAAAGACATTCTTCTAATCTCATAAAGAACATCCTGATTATTCCACATTTTCATATCTGCGGTAATTAATTTATCAATTAAACCACCTAATGTATCCGACATTATTCCTCACATCCACAATTTGCCCACAAATTGAGCGGCATCGTACTCTTCTAATATATAACCAAATGATTTATAAAGACTAATCGCTTTTTGATTATTTTTATAAACTTTCAACATAACGCCATTTGCCCCATGAATTTTTGCTGCATTGTGCAAAAATGTCATAAACATTCTCGCAATTCCTTTACCACGATGTTTTTCTCCTACATAAATACCCAAACATGGAACATCAAAACCATCGTCCCACCCACGCAACAAACCATATGCAAAAATTTCACCATCTGTTTTAACTACATAAAACAAATCATTACCAGTATAATTACATAATTTATTAGCATCATCATAAGAAAACCCATGAGGATGAAACATTCCCGACTCTATTGTCTGAAAAAATTCAGATACCATTGGTAACAGTGTAGGTTTTAATCTTACAATTTCAATCATTTTCTTCATCATCCAGATCAGCATGTCCTGAATTAATCAAATCTTCTTCCACTTCAGATAAAAGAATTGTCCTATCTAGTTCATCTTCTTCTTTTTTTAATTCTTGTTTTGATTTATTTGTTTTAGCTCTTGGGAAAGTTAATTTAACTTTTTTAGGATCAAGATCTGTTGGTAATTGTGGTGGTGGGGAGAATTTTGCCAGGTCTTCAAAAATTATTGATATATCACCCTCGTACCAATTCAGATTGCCATTAATATATAAACCAACCCCTGGTTCAAGTTTATGTTTATGATTGGATAAATCTAAACATCTACCCTGTAATTTTAACCAACCATCAGGGAAACAGGTCATGGTCATTGGGTTACCGTGAGGATCTTCCAAAGTAACCTTGGCCATAACTTCTCCTTTTAATTTAGAATCTTCTTTCTTTACTTTAAATTCAAATATGTTTTTTACTTCTGCCTGTACCAGAACAACGTGTTTTGTATATTTCCGTTGTTCGGCTGGGGACATATCATCATCTGGTTTTGGTAGCAAAGTACCAAAATGAGGAAATGGAGTTGCTCCATAAGTAAAGAATCCATTAAATTCTTCAACTTTATTACCACTTAAAGATTCACCAATATAGAACCTTTCCAAAGCACATTTCTCAGCAATATTCCACTCTTCCTCCTCAGGCCATGGATAATTGAATTGTTTAAATGTTTCCGGGTCTTTCTTTTGTTTTTTAAGAAATTCTCCTAATTTCTTTTTATAATCAGCAGCGTATAAAAACATTAATTTACGAGGTAAATTAAATGAATCTAAACAACCAGAGGCGGCCAAAGCCTGAATAGCCGGGGCACGAACCTTTTGAGAGTCAAGTTTAGTTAAAAAGTCTTCAAAGCTAACAAAAGGACGTTTTGCCAAAATCTCTGGGATGGCGTCTTTACCTATATATTTTAACGCATCTAAACCGGTAAGTAATGTATTATCATCAATTATTGTATATGTAGTGTGAGATTTGTTCACATTCGGAGGAACAATCTTTACATTGAGTTTCTTTATTTCTTCTTTTATTTTTGTTACGTTATCTTTGGCAACCGGAGAATTGGAATTAACCTCGTGTTTAAGGTTGGTTACTAAAAATTCCAAAGGATAATTTGCTTTTAGAAAAGCAGTTTCATAAGAAAGAAAAGAATATTCGACGGCGTGACTCTTATTAAAAGAATATTTTGCAAACGGTTCGATTACGTTTGTCCATATTTCTTCAGCTTCTTTTAATGTCAATTTTTCTTTTGTTGAATCTAGAATAAATTTCTCTTTTATTTGTTTTTCTTTTTCTGGGTTTTTACCCTTAGCTTTGGTAAATTTTCTTAAAACATCGCTTTCAGTAAGTGACCATCCAGCAATATCCGAAGTAAGAATCAACAAAGATTCATCATACAAAGCAAAACCAAAAGTGTTTTTTAAAGATCTTTCAAGCAACGGATGTAAAAACTCCATTGGTTTTTCACCATTTTTTACTTTAAAAAACTCGCCCCTAATCTCTTTAGAAGCTGGTCTGGCTATGGTTGTTATAATTGCTAAATCTTCCATATTTTGAGGAACATATCTCTTACATAAATCTACGGTTCCAGCACTGGTTCCAAACTGAAAAACGCATAATGTATCACCTGAAGAAATTAAATCATACGTTTTCTTATCATACCCATTATAATCAAATGGAATTAACTCTTTTCCGCTTTGTTTTATCAACTCGTAAGTGTCATGTATAATATCTAAAGTAGAAAGACCTAAAATATCTAATTTGACCAGGTTCAAACTTTCGGCTCTATTTTTTTCCGACTCTATAACAACCTTTCCGTCCTTATCTCTCCTTAGTGGAACAAGCCCCCTAAGCGGACGTTTGTTAACAATAATACCAGCAGCGTGGGTTGAAACGGCCACAACTTGTCCCCCAATATCTTCTGCATATTCTTTAAGTTGCAAATACCCACCGCCATTATCAGCAATAGGTTTTGCGTATTCTGCAAATAACGATGCTTTTTCTAAAGCTTCAGAAACCGTCTTCATATCTGCTGGAATCGAATCAGCCAATAGGTTTCCAACTTTTACAGCGGCTTTTCTGTCTCCACCATAAATAAATGCCCTAGCAATTGCCCTTGCATATACTTTTGGAGTAAGTGTATTATAATTACTTATAGCTGCAACGTTGTCTTTACCATATTTTTTTACCACATAATCAATTACACGATCTCTAAATTTTGTTGATACATCTATATCTATATCGCTATAGTCTTTCTTCAACTTTGAATGAAACCGCTCAAACACCAAACCATACTTAATCGGATCCGTCTTATGAATTCCCAACAGATAAGCAACAAGAGAACCAC